CAAAAGACTGTGCTATCGATACATATTTTTTTAAATCTGCTGTAGTTTCTAGTATCATGCTGTAGCGTTTTGGTTTCCTGTTGGGTTTTTGTCAAGTGTTGTTAGAACAGTATTTTCGAAACCAGAATTAATTGTTTCATCATACTGGTTATAGTCCTGGATAAAATCGAATATTTCTAAAGTGCTTTCTCTATTCGTTTTGAATAAAGCATTAAGAATATTGAAAGCGGAATTTTTATCAGATCCAGATCCTGCTCCTAATTTTCCTCCTGGTATTCCTGCTCCAATTAATGAAGGATCTACACCTAAAGAAAAAAGTACTTCGGAGTTTGCAGCTTCAGCTTCTGGAAGATAAATTCCATCTTTTAATTTATCATCGATGGATGTGATTGTCAATGCTGATACTTGTTTGCCTGTAGAATCAGTATATTTCATTGATTGAATTGACTTACCAGCTTTTTCATTCCCTACCAAACTTTCATTTATGGAATCCACTAGATCTTTACGAATTTTTTGACGTTCCTCAAGTTTCATTCTAGTCCAGTCTTCAGCGTAAATGTTTTTATAATAAATTTCATCAATTTCAATCAAAAATTTAATGGTCATTTGATTGGCGAATAATGCTTTTTTAAGTGCAGGAACTGAATTCGCAACGTCTAACCATCCTGATTTTAAAACAGCATGCCATTCGGATTCAGGATAATATGCTTCATCAATTAAAGGATAAAATACTGGTCGGATAAATTTTGTAATTTTATTGGCTTTACAATATTCCCTTACTTCATCAGCGGACCAGTAAGAATCTATTAAAGGAATTTTTTCAACAAATTGAGAAGTAACATCGACAGAACCGCCTTTACCAAACTTTTCAGAAATGTAAACGTGTTCAACCAAACCGCTTTCTTCATTCATCATTTCGAATCGGCACCATGCTGTTTTTTGTCTCTTAACACGGTTGATTGTAGCGTAATTTGCCGAAAGAATATATTCAGGAAAGGCAATTGAAAACCATTCGAGATCAGCAATCGTTTCTTTCCAAAAACGATTCATCTGTGATTTTTTGAAAAAGGCATTGATTTCTGTAAGTTCAGTAACAGGAACTATTTTAATTACTTTTTTTCCTGTTTCAGAAACTTCATTTCTAAATAAGATCAAGCCATTACCGTAATGTGCTTTGCGTAAAAAGCGTAATGAAGAAGAAGCAGCACCGTTTTTCTTTACTTCTTTTAAAACCTGCTGCGGGTAATCATTATTTTTTCCCCAGGATGCGATTTCACCTTGCTTGTCTTTTACATCAACTTTTACAGCGGTTACAGTGCCGTCCATTTTATCAATGGAGTTTTTAAACGAAACCATTGCAGCAGAACCTTTGTGCTGTGTTATGGCGATATGATTTCCTAAAAATGTACTTTCTGACATTAGTAAATGATTTCTTTATTGTTAATACTGATTATAAAATCAATTATGATTGTGACAACACTGCGATCAAACAATTCAATATTTCGAGTTTTGTTCTTAAAATGGTTTGCGTTTTTAGCGGTTTTGACTGGAACTAAAATATTTTCGATTGTGTCGCGGTGAACTGCATTTGGATTTTTTTCTAAAAGAAGCCTGGCACCTGAATACGTTTTTAATTTCCCGCCTCTTTTTGAAGTAGCATTAAAAGTTCTATAAGTCAAATCAAAAGGAATAAGAGTTCCTTTTGCATCTTTTTGGTTTAGGATAGCCAAACCGTCTTTTAATGAAATTGTTTCCTTTTGCATAGTTCAAAATTCATTCTTTGACGGTTTTTAAAATAGGACAGTATTTTTACTGACTGTTTTGAATTGATTTAGGGTATCTATTCTAATATTTAAAATGTTATTTCATTGAAAATCAATTTTTTGACCTCAAAAAAGTAAAAAGATTTTATATTTTTAAACAGAAAAGCACGCCTGTCCCTATAAATTTTCACACTTTCCAAAACCAAAAAATATGGATATATGAAAATGGTTAGATTATGAGGTCTGAATGCGGGATTCCGAGAGAAGCAGACTACTACCCTTGAAGATGTCATTGTACATTGTCATGATCGGAATGTCGAACGCATCCGTAAGATGAGGGGCGTGCTGTTGTGGGAATAGCTTATTGCGCTCATCTTTCTTTTCCTTTTCTATGCCTCCCTTCAATGCTTCCTTTGCTTCGGTTCTTTCGAGTGCAATGATAAGATCAGGGTTATTGTGTTCATTGATTCGGATCTTTGGTAAACGTGTTTGATGCTCCTTAAGCATAGCATTAAGCAGTAAGTACTTATCGGTGTGCGTTGGTGCTGCACCTTTAGTCATTAGGTACACAGTCCAGCCATGCTTAGTGAGTACCTCAATGATCTGCTCGAAGTAGGTGCGGTTATCGTTTACCTGTCTGTCATTACCATCATGTCCACCGTATAAGTACACAAACTTTTCTTGATGTGGTCTATAGTATGGAATAACCTGTTCGATAAACAGATCATCCAAAAGCTTTGGAGACTTCACAAAGAATGACTTTAACACCTTGTATGTATCATCCTGCACCTGAGATACAACACAGCAATTGAATACGCCAAAGTCAACTGACATAATAAGCGGTTCATTAGTACGTACATCATTGTCCTGGTTAGAATTGAAATGCTCTGATCTTGCCACAACTCCAATAGTTTCCAGATAACTATTATTGTAGTCCGTATAGTAATGTTTGGCTGGTATAAGATTGCCGTAGAACCCATCGACAATCTCTTTGGGTCTAATGTTTAGGATTTCGGCATTGTATAGGATTTCAGATACTGCCTGGTCACGCATCTTTTTAAACCATGCCGGATTCAGGTAAGGATTCGATAATGCTGAAGCTTTGATAAATGCATACTCCTTTGGGTTCTTTTTGGCCACCGCTTCCATATCAGTAAACCACTTTCCTTTTTTATTGATTGGAGTTGAAGAAACATAGAATTCAGAACCTAAAAGACTGCAATCCTTAAATATTTCCTTTTTGGCCCTGTTAGTAGTCTTTACATTGGTGAAAAGTTTTTCAGGATCCAACAGCGCTGCTTCATCACCTAATTCAGCATAAGAGTTAAGACCACGCCCAGAATTGGCATTGTCCAGCGATACCATTTGAAAGATAGCACCATTTGGAAAGTGAATAATATTGTTCCATTGATTTGGCGGTTGATATGGCATTTCATAGCCATGCTTTTTCCCTGATCTACCAACAACAAAATCAACATCCTGATGTAAATTAAACATCGATAGTCCTTCAATAGCTGAAGGCAATGTTCTAGCCAAAATCTGCGAATAAGTAGATCCGGTAAGTGCAAACGAAGCTTTCGGCATCTGCCTAACCAATTCACGCATTTGATAGCCAAAAATTGTGGTTTTCCCGCCACCACGCCCCATTTCAATATATTTATTCTTTTGAGGTGATAATACGCAGGCTAATTGCGGAATGGTTAGTTCTACAAACTTCTTATTACTGATCATCGTCTTCGTATATTTTTATTTCCTCAAAATCAATATCAGTCACGTTCAAATTATTTAAATCCACAGAACCTGTAGAAAGCATTTCCAAAAGCCTTGCCTGAACATCTTTATTCACATTTACGTGAATTTCCATATTTTCGAATTTCTCTGGATTAAATTCTGGATTGTCTTCATTCGCAAAACCACCATATTCTGCCAATAATTTCAAGGCTTTTAATTCATTATTACGATCGCCTTTTTGAATGCATCTTTTTAATGAATCCCTGGTATGTTCCAGCCAAATAGCGCGTGAACCTTCAACATCAGATTTTAAAATATTTCCAAAAAGCTTTTCAGAATTACGGATATCCAAATAAGCCTGGGCTTGTGAAATACCTTTTTCCTTTACCCACTTATTTACAATCTGCTGTGAAGAAAAATGATTTAACCGCAAAGCAAAAACCTCATTTAACCGATTAAGAATATCAGTATTGGTTTCACTCAGCGGAAAATGCTCAGGATTGATATAGTGAGCCAAAATCTTATCAAACGTGCTGTCACCGCGCTTTATAAGCATATTTCGTTTTTTACTTCCCATCAATCAAATTGCTAATGATGATTAATTTTTCGTTTTGCTGTACCAGGTTTTCTTCCTGTTTGGATATCTGGCGTTCAATTTTGGATTTAATTGCCAAAACCGTTGCTTTTGGAAGCTGTTCACGATTAATTTTTAACCTGGAGTTTAATTTGGAAATCGATGCATAAAGCAACTGCTGCTGTCTCAATAATCCCGCAGGAGTTAATCCTTCGAATTCATAATTTGGAGTTGGAGCAATAATTCTTTTTTCTAAAAACAAATCGATCCTTTGCCAGCACAATGAATTTTTTCTAAAATTGTCATGGATCTTCAATTGAATTCGTAAAGCTTCCTTTTCGGCATGCGCCGGGAGTTCGTTCAGGTTGACTTTTAACAGACAATTTTCCTTAAACAATTGATTCGCTTCTAGCAATACAGGCCGTAAAGCTTCGGGAAGCTGATGGAATAAAACAGCGGTTTTTTGTTCTTTATCCGAAACTTTTTCTGGTACCGGTATAACAGCGGAATCCACTGCTTTTTTAATGTCTGCAACAAATACAGTCTGGCTGTATTTATCAGCAAATTTCTTTAATTCATATTTCAGCTTTTCGGCATTAAATGAATTTTCCTTTCTTTGAAATGTCTTCAATAACGTAGGATTGTGCTTTGGAAGATTGCCATAAATAACAATTCCAGAAGCATAATCGCAACCATCTTTAAACCATTTTTGTATAATTTCCATATTGCAAATATGGAAAGTGTGAAGTTTTTACAATAGGACATAAAAAAACCACTCATTTGAGTGGTTTTATTCAAAAGGAAATCAGGAATTAAACCTGAGATACGGAATTATCATGAGATTAAGCGCGCCCGTCGCAATAGCACTCTGCCATTTCCTTAAATTAAAAAAATCTAACCTATCGTTACATTTAATTTATTTTCATTTGAGTATTCAACATTTATTTTATCTGAAAAATATAATACTAATGTGCCTTTATTTTCTGAATCGACAAAATCAATGTACAATTCATTATCACCTGGTCTGTCATCAAATAAACATCTATGAATCCTTTCAATGCAAAAACTATTAAATTCTGCATCATTTTTAAATTCATAGCCCAATGATTGTAAGTTTTTAATTAAATTTTCTTTTACGTGAAATTCAAAATTTCTTTTTGCCTTTCTGATTAGATCTAAAGTCAATCGATCTATAAATGAAGTTGTATCTTCAGGAAGTTGCAGATAATCTAAATTGTGATTCATATGTTAAATATTATATACCCAAATTTAAGCTTTTTTTTCCACTTCTTCAGTATGTAAATCAAATTCCGATTTCAAACACCAACCAACTTGCAAACTTTTTCGAACCTCATAAATTGTTGAATCATCTTTTTCAACCTCAGAATAACTTTCAACAACATAAGTGAATCGCTTATATCCCAAAGAAATCAATATATCATTCAAATCATAATCTGAAATACAGCCATCAGGAAAAGTCTGGAAAAGAAAACCCAGCAGCTGATCAGTAGTTAATTTCACATTTGCAATTTCTGGATTGCTTGGATGAAAGTTTTCAATCAGGAATTCACGTATAGTATCGATATAATCTAGCATATATGTAAAATTTAAATCAATCAAAAAAAGCGTTCTAATGAATAGAACGCTTTAAAAAAAAACTAAAAAAATATTTAAAATTAACTAAGCTTCAGGCACTAATTGGATTGCACCTTTGTAAATTGGTGCGGGACCAAAATTCTTATCGCTAAAAGTGATTGTAGCAGAATTGTTTCCTTCAATCGTTGCTTCAAGATTATGCTCAACTTTTACAGTACAAGGCAATCTTGACGAACCTAATTGACGAACGTTTCCGCTTCCGAATTCTTCAGACAATACAACCAATTTTTGATTTTTCAACCAACGGCAATAACCTAAAACTGTTGCAGCAGAACCAGCAATTTGCACTACTAATTCATTTCCAAATAATCCCCTTCCAATTTCACCAATTTGAGTTGATTTAATTGAACCGGTTTCAGTTACAATCTCGTTTTTGAAAAAACATTTTCCCGTTTTAAAAGTATGTGCAGTCGCAATTTCCGCCAATTCTGCAAAAGTTGCAGCAACATTCGCAGGCGTTGGATCACATATTTTTTTAGGATCATTGATTGTTTCAAAATCACGATGTGGTGCATAATAAATTCCATTTGCTAATCCAGCAACTGGTTCACAGGTTTCGCCTCCGATATCTTCTAATGCTAGCATTTTAGACTTTTTTTAAGATGAATGATTTCAAAGAAGCCAGATGTTCCAAAACATCAGGATGATCGCTCAAAGCTTCTTCTTTTGTATAAACTTTCCCTTGAAATGTAAATTGGCCAACGGCAAATTCATATTCATTACCATTTTCAGCGATAAATCTTCCTGAAGGAATGATTGTCGCTTCGTGTGTTTCCACAGCAGGCGTTTCAACAGTAGGTGTTTCAACAGCTGGCGTTTCGACAGCAGGCGTTTCAACGGTAGGCGTTTCAATAGCAGGTGTTTCGACAGCAGCCGTTTCGACAGCAGGCGTTTCAACGGCAGGTGTTTCAACGGCAGGTATTTCGACAGCAGGCGTTTCAACGGCAGGTGTTTCATTCGCTTTCTTTTCAGCAAATCTGCTTTCTTCCGTATTAACACCAGCAGTCTTATCGACTACTGGTGTTGTTTTTTTATCTTTTGACATATCCTAAAAGATTAAGCTGGTTTATAGGCGTAAACCAATTGGTTATAATCAAACCCGATACCTTCGTACCAGTCAAGCATCAAAGCAACCTCACGTTTTGCTTCTT